TCGATGATGAACGGGAAATCACTATCATTTGCAATTAGATCGCCGTGATTTGCAGCCCGATATTGCTCTAGGTCGCGTCGAAACGTCACACCCGTCAAATCATAGAGGATTGCTGCTATTTGCCGTTCATATTGAGCGCCTTTTGCTCTGCCACCACCCGGTTTCATTTTTTTCTCCCGCTCACTCAAAAAACAGTATAAACTATTGAAACCATAAACGGGAGAAAATCTATGGTCGGCAAGATTACGCCCAATACCCAAGTCAGCGCGTCTCAAATGCCATCTCTTTTTGGATGCAGCCCTTACACTACACCAAATGGTTTGTTGCGCTCTATTCGCAATCATCGAGATGGTATTCCAGACGAATATCAGGCAGGAGAAGCTGCGGAATGGGGTAATACTTTTGAGCCGCATATTTTAGAAAAAGCAGCCGAACGTCTACGCGTACGTGATTTAGAAACGCTACACACAAAGCCCTTTTTTGCTGAAGGTTTAGATTTAGCTGCAAGCCTCGATGCTAGTGCTTATGCCGATAATCTCACAATTAAAAGCGATGTTGCTGTTTTTCCTCAGGGTGGGGATCAACTCATCATTAATGGTCCTGGCGTCATCGAAGCTAAATTGACCAGCTATCCACCAGAGGCATTTCCTCCACCCTGGAGAGGCCCAATCCAATTACAGGCTCAGTTGTTATGCACTGGATGGACCTGGGGTTGTGTAGCGACCTTGTATCGAGGCATCGATTTACGCTTGGCTTTGTATTATCGCGACGAAGAAATCATCAACGAAATCAAATTCAGGTTAGGTGATTTCTATAACCGCCTCGAAACTGGTGAAGTATTTCCGCTCGATGGTCCTAAAGATGGTGTGATTGCCTATCCTAAAACAAAACCTGATGCGCCAGAGGTTATGATCCCTAAAACTGGACTACATGCTGATGCGCTTAAACAGTTGGTCGAGGCGACTGAGCGAAAGAAGATAGCAGAAGCTGAAATCGACGAAGCGCAAGCAATCCTGATGAACTTAATGGGGATGCACGATAGCGCTTATGGTTTGATCGGGAATCAACGTTATCGATTAAAATGGCCAACTCGAAGCTATAAAGCGACGCCAGAGAAAGTAACGCCAGCAAAGCCAGCAAGGACTGTGAGGCAATCAACGATCAGTTTTAAGGCGATTGAAGGCTAGTTAGAGAAAGCGCCTCTTCCCAGGTTCGAGTTTCGATGTCATCGGCATTGATTTTTGAAACCGACAATCGGCGAGTGATTTGTTTATTTATTTTCTCAATATGGAAAAAGGCGATTTTTCTTATATCCAGAGCGACGCAAGCAACAATATCGCAATCTTCGATGGTTAGTGGTCGTTTGGGTAAGCTCTTGCTGACTTGCCATTGATACGACCAACTGTCGTTTGTTTTTAGTGTCGATTTAACCTGTATCCGCAAAATGTCTTGATTTTTGACAGCGACAATATCCATCCCTTCAGCATCAATAATCGATGGACTCCAACCGAACCCAAATAACACGCTGCAAGCTAAATGTTCGCCAGCAGTGCCTATATGTTTCGCGCTAATCAATGCCCTCTAGCCGTCTAGCGTGTCGCTCAGTGCGATTTGGGGTTTGTTTGTATAGTTTGCTATCCCTTAGCTGATCTGCTGCTGCCTTCCAGTTTCTCGCCTCAATTGCTGCTAGGTGTTTAACGAATTTAGAATAGCGTGATCTGCCCAATTGGAAGCAAAGCGATGCAACTGTTACTTGTGCATCCTCTGGCAAATCATCGAAATCTCGAACAAGCCATTTTGCGTCGTTAATGGATACAGTCACATCTTGCTTAAATAATTCTGCAACCCGCTCTTCTGATACTTTCGCACCTACTGGCCATCCAAACTCTTTATCGAAAGGGACGATTAAATGACCAATGCCACAAGTCTCCTTACCAAGATGGTCCAAATAAACCTCATAAACACAACCTTCATCGTGTTCGAGTAATTGGCGTAATCGTTCCATCATTGGGTTTTTTGTCTTTCGGCAATGTAGCAAAGGATCGCCGCTATCATACCAGTTGCAGCCGCCTCACTCCATCCAGGTCCGAAATGCGTTGGATGAACCATGTAATCAGTCAATCCAGTCAATACGCCCATGATCGTCGCAATCACGACTTTATCATAAACCTTAAAAACTGCTGTGGCGATACAAAATGCGATTGCTGATATTGCGCCTGTTTTGGACGCTTTTAGGGCATGTTCGAGCGTTAGTTCAAATAGGTTGCCTTGCACCATCATAGTGAGACAAGCCACCCACGCCTCTGCAAATCGTTTTAAAAGCATATTTAGCGCCCCTGGCCCCTGTAAGGCTTACGTCGTTTACCGCGCTTCGATGAATTTAGCTTCGTATGAACCGAATTGCCGATGGAAGTTTTCTTAGGCTTATATTCGGGCTTCCATACCGCTCCGACATTTTGCTTTGCCATTATTTTGATTCCGTCTTTTTAACCTTATCGAAAGACCGCATCCCGGCCAATCCAAGCATACCAAATAATAACGGCATCATAACAGACATATCTGCCTGCGGAATAACTATTCCAAAACCAGCGCAAATAGGGCTGACAAGGTAATTTATGCCAAGCCCAAACCCGCAAATCCAACCAATTAAAGGTCGCCAACTTGACTGAAACCAGTTGCCTTTTGCGTCGGCTTTTAAAACCTCTATTTGTTGAAGGGCTATTTCTTGAGCATGTCTTTCGCCCATCGTCGCTATCTCATGAGCGAGCTTTATTTTGGTATCTTGGTCAGGAATGAACTTATCTAGCAGCCCAGTTACAGGACCAATTAGCGCTTGGATCATTTTAATCTCTCCTGACTTGCTTCTAGGAGTTTAATCCTAACTTGCAAATCGTGAATTGAATGCATTAAGTCCTCACGCAATGCTTGTCGCTCTAATGCATTACCTGGGGATGGTATGATTTGTCCTTGAGGATCGATCAGTTGCATCATATTAGCCTGCAATTGGCTTAATTGAGCATTGGTTGCTTGTATCGAACTAATCACCCACCATAGAGCGCCTAGCACCAAGGGGATCAGGCTCGTTCCTAATTTCGTCCAATCCATTATGTTCCAGCCCTTTCACTCGCTACAGGTATATGCTTCCCGTTGTGGATGTGTAGCTGGTGATCCATTTCTTTCCGAAGCTGCATAACCGAGCTAGTTAGCTCTGCCATAGCTATATGGTCCCGGCGCAAGTTCTCTGGGCTGTTCATCTTAGCGAGAATATCTAATCTCTGGGAAGTAACGGATGAGCCGTTTTCTAAAATATCGATGCGTTTATCATTAGCCTTTAACGTCGAATGAATTTCAGAGATAGATTCCTGCAAATCCTTGATACGCATTTTCGCAACCGCTGCCCCACCAAATATCGAAGCGGCGACACCTAACAGCGTAACGATAAGCCTAATATCAATCGCGCCGTCCATTCCGCATCTCCTTAACGGTCTGATATATGCGTAGCGAAAGCCACACGATAGAGAGCGCCGCAGAGATAGCTGGTAATATTTCCATTAGCGCACCAGCCGTAATTCCTAGAGCCGACCAATCAAATATTAGGCGATTATCTTGGTTCATTTTCGGCTCCAAACTATAACCAAAACGATCATCAAAACGCCAAGGATCACTAATTCAGCAGTCGTAAAAAAGTGAATCCCAGGCTGCATTGCTTAACTTTCTTCGTTCAACGATGCTTTTAACGCATCAATAAATGCTTGCCTACTAAACTGCAACTGATCGAGATTGAACCGCGCATTGGCGAGCTTTTGTTCCAAATCTGCAACGTGTTTAAGCATAGCTTTCTGCTGATCCGTCATTTCGTCAATGTTATATTTTACGCCATCAAATTCTAATGTGTTCTTTTCACTCATTACTTTCTCCCGTTACGCCTCTAGTGCGTCTAATCTAGCTTCAATGGATGCTAATCGTTGTTCGGTTGCAGCGCCTATAAACGCTAGTAGTTCTGGATACCTAATACCCAATCTAGTGCGCTCTGTTGCACCTTCTGGAGCTTCCTCCAGCGTGTCGTAGGTGTCTGTTCGAGTATAGGCTTCTTTGGCTTCTACCGCTTCAATAGCCTCGCTTACAAGGTTCTGTTCTACACGCTCTGGTTGAGCTTCAACAACGACATTACCTTCCTCATCGAGTTGCTCTTCAACAGCAGGGATAATTACATCCTCATAAACGGCATCTTGTGCCTCTACCGCCTCTACAGCAGGAACTTCTGTCTGTGTTTCCCACCAAGTAGTGCTAATGAAGAAAGCATAATTCCCAGCATCCAAGCCAGCGTCGGTCATTGCTTGCGCAACATCTTGCGCAATTACACCAGCATGAGTTCTAGCTGCATCGCCTTTTTCAGCTACTTTGTCATTCCATTTGAACGTCTTGAAGAGCTTGCTGATTGCTTTTGCTGCGGTTATTTCAGCGTCGGTAAGAGATGCTATCTGTTGCTTTTCGTTACGGTCAGATGTCTGGATTGTGCCGTTGGTGGCGTAGATGTCGTCAAAGCGCGTGATACTTGTTCCTAAATCTATTACATTATCAGAGCTTGTGCCAGAATAAGCATTAAATGGTCTAATGTTTGTGCTTACAAAATGGAATCCTGCTCCGCTTGCAGAATATGCGTCGCCTAAATACATATAATTGCTAGAAGCGCCGACAATTCCTGTGCCTATATTGTTTGTACGTATATCAATAATAGTGCCATTACTAGTACCACGATTGATATACAAAACTGTTCCGCCATCTCTGGCCATTTCAACGCTTCCACCAGTATCACCTCTGGCGGCAAAACCATAATTACTTACACCTGTAGTCGTCTTACCCACCAGCAAGTTACCGCTGCTGTCGATGCGCGCGCGTTCTGAGTTGTTAGTACCAAACAAAAGAGGGCCATTAAGCCTTTGCCAAGCATACGCATTTCCAACCGCATCCTGACCGTACAACGCACTCGTTGATCCAAGAGTATTTCCATTTGCAGCAATTTCTAGAAGTGCGTTCTGTCCAGAAGGGCTTTGAATCGACAATTTTGATACAGGCGAACTCGTCCCAATCCCAACATTGCCGCTGCTGTCGATGCGCATGCGTTCTGAGCCGTTTGTAGATACTCGCAAAGAATCATCAGAATGATTATAAATAATTGACCCCGCAGCAGTAGATGCGGCATCTCCAAAACGAAGTTGCATTTGAGTGCCTGAAGTAAACTGAATACCTGTATCAGTTGTGCCTTCTATATATACATCGCAATTTGTATTAGGAGATGGAGCGCCAGAAACAGCCCCATTTTGAACATGCAAAGTAAGTGTGTCTGGACTTGCCGTCCCAATGCCAACCCGATTGTTAGCGCTATCCACATACAGCGTGTTAGTGTCCACAGTCAGCCCAGCAAACGTAGGAGAATCACCAGTTCCCAATCCTAGATTTGTAGCAGCAGCACCAGCAGTTGTTGCGCCAGTTCCACCTTGAGCTATTGGTAAGGTTCCAGTGTAGCTAGTGCCACCACCGCCGATATTTATATCCCAATCAGTTAAAGTACCCGATCCGGCATAGCTAACGACATTAACTGTTAAGCTGGTTCCACTATATGCGGTAACAATACCATCCATCCAATTTGTAGCTGGAGCCGCTCCATCGCTTATTCTGAGTGGTGTTCCTACTTGATATGGAAGGCTGTTATCGGCAGTTGTGAAGGATTTGGAGCCAGTGCCAATCGTATTAGAAGTCGTCGAGGTGGTTTTATAGATCGAACCAGCGTGAGTAACAAAATCCTCAAACGCATCAGGAAGCCCATCAACGTAATTAGTACCCTCAAAGTCAGCGAGAGTGTAGGTTCTGCCGTTTAACGTAACTGGAAACGCCATTAGATTAGCTCCTCGACTTCAATGCGGCGACCATAATAGGTCAGCGATGAATTGACGATAGGATCGGTATTGGTAATCCTACCATAAATATTTTGGGTCGGCCATGTACTCGCTTTATCTGGTTGAGGGACGATAAATACATCTCCCGCGATACCCTTTAGCCGATCAATCTGGTTGAAAACATTCTGGAATATTTCATTCTCAGGAAGGTTTATCAAATCAAATCGAATTCGTCTAAACCGTTCCACCTCATCAACAAAGGTTTGACCACCCCTGGATTTAGTTACCCGGCTTTCATCAACGAATTCAAATTCAACTCCATTAGCGTAATTGATCGATGGTCTGTAAGCGGGTCCAGCCAGTAAACGACCAGCTTGTAAATAACCATCAGCGTTATCTGGATCGCTAATATCAATTCGCAAATATCGAGCTTGAACAGTGCTATCGAGAATATCGAACGCGCTAATCGTATATTCAGCAGCAACAGTTGGATTTAGATAACCACCCCAGGAAAATACACCCCAGGGAAGCGTTCCAAATTCCTCAACAATCGGCCAAGCATCAACGACGCCACTATCATAAACTGTTGTAGCGAAATTCGAGACATTAGAAAGACGCCAACGAATAGTTCCAGTGGTCGAAATGTTATTCTTAATTAAAGCAACGAAATCGACGATTCGACCTTGACCAAAATCAACATCGATTTGCGCTGTTAATTGTGTATTCCGCCAAACGCGAACAATCTGTCGATCCTGAAGATATGTGCCAGGAAGGGTCGCAACCTCATCATCGACAGTGAGGGTTCCACTATCAACGTAATTAACCGCTCCGATAATCATGTTGCTCATCGGCTATCCCCAAAGTTCCATTTCGACTTCATTAACAGCAGCGTCTTCAAATATCGATATAATCCGAAACAATTTGCCACTTCCTAGATCATACCGAGGAAACGTTATTTTTACCACGTCATTTAGCTTGAGGGTATATGGCTGAGTCTTAACCTTTACCCGATATATGTCGCGTTGTGTTTTATAAATCGTTAATAACCTGGATGCCTCAGTCGATGCTGGGCTTGATCCATTAAACAACGCGGGAACAATCAACGCTTCAGAATTAGGATAGGGTGTTTGTACTGCCGCATCTTCTGCTGTTTGAAATAAAGTTTCACGAACCAGGAAATCACGCCTAGCACTGGAAATTGACGCATCTAATTCTGATTCGCTCATGGTTTTATAGTTTTTACTATGACCGACACGAACCTGATAATTAGGGACAGCAGAAGCTAGGCGGGTTATTTCGATCATCGTTGTTTTATCGAATTCAGCATCAGCAGTGCCACTAGCCAAAGCAATCTGACCAACCTCGAACGATCCATCCCGATCAAATCCATAGAAACCGCCGACTGTATTCATAAGCTCATCGACGACTGCAAGGATGGTTGTATTGTCTTTAACGTATATGCCGACAGTGCTGGAATTGGCGGTATTGAGGTCGGAAAATGACGTTGTGTTTAGATCGCCAGGATCAGCTAATCCGCCATAACTAGTAACAATCAATCTAACAATATCAGCAGCCGTTGATTTATATGATCCACTAGGTTTAGCGCCTTCAACGTCAGCAGTTACAACGTTTGTAGGATCGGCGACTAGCGTAAATCGGCCATTGGTTAGATCGACTGTGTAGTCCGTGGTTAAAGTTAGCGCCACGCCACCATCATAAACATCGTTGATTGCTTCGATTTGGCCATCGTGAACTTGATAAACCCTATTCGCTGCATCTACTAAAACTGGCTCAATATTCTTAACTTCGCCGAAACATAATGGCTTTGGATTGCCTTCGAGGTTTGCTGATCCCTCATTTCCACCCGTTCCAGCATATAAATTGATCGGGAAGTTGAGTTGAAAGTCGTCCTGGCGGTCTCTTAGAATGACTCTAATTTGCAAATCATCGAATTCTATTGAGTGAGCTTGGCCATCGAATATCGTGAAATAATATGCAAAAGCTGCACCAGCCTCACCAACCCTAACTTCAACAGAGCGTCCATCCCAAGCATAACCTGAGAGCGCATCTAAACCACCATCAGCATTATTTAAAACAAGATTGCCAAAGCCAGGAACACTAAATCCACCCAATTTGCCAGTAGAGAACATCGAGCGTTGGAATGAAATCGGCTCAATTAAACGTGGCTCGAATAATGTGTTTGCTGGTGTATCGCTTGGAGAAGTAACGAAACCCTCGCCAGAATAATAAAGCGTTGTCTCTGCCGCTCCAGAAATATCGTAAGGCTTCAGAATAACCAGATACTTCTTTTTTGCGTATGGATTGGCAACTAAATCGGCGAGGGTTGTGGCGACCATCGATTATACCCTCGCACCAGCCAAAGCTTGTCCACTCATCATTCTAGCCATATCGCGGCGCAAACTGACAATCTCTTCTTTCATAGAAACCACTGCACCTATTAGATCAGCGCCTTGCGATTTGATTGGAGCGATTGTGCCATTCCTGTTTGGAATGAACATTTCTCGACCTTGCTCACCAACCAGAACATTGTCGTTTGCAGTAACTGGACCACCTGAAGCTCTAGCTAGGTAAGGAGCGGATTTATTGTAGAGTGTTTCAAATGCGGCTGCACGATTGTGAGCATATGCTGATGATCCAAATTGTACACCTTGAACACCAGGAACGATTGCATTTGAAAGTTGAGCCGCAAGACCATCAATAACAGCGCCTTTAACAAGCTCCATTCCAACAGAAGCTGCGATTGCAGATAACGACCCAGAGCCAAGAATACCAGCAGCGAATGAATTACTTATTCCAGTTGTCACGCCAGTCATAAATCCGCCAAGACTACCACCCAAAGCTGGACCTAAAGCTGAACTTATAGACGCACCAACTCCAGGCAATATGAACGACGAAGCAAGCAGAGCGATTGTCATTGGATCGCCGCTGATGATCCCGTTAATCATATTTTCGATGGAATCTTTAATCATTCCAACAGCGTTTTTTATTCCTTTAATGATGCGTTTTGGATCACCCGTAGCAATGCCCATCGCTATTTCGTAAGCACCAGCACCAAAAAGCACATCATCAAAATTTGTGACTAAGGTTTTCACGCTGCCGATTGGGTCTTTAAAAAACTGGCTGGCCATATCGCCAACGCCGCTAACAAGATTGCTAGCGCCCCTACCAACGCTACTAATTGCTCTACCAACGCTTCTAAATGCTCTACCAATACCGCCGAAACCAAAACCTGGAAATGCAGCATCAGCGACTGCACCAGGAATTGACACATTGCTTCCAGGCATTTGACCCGCGTTCAATTTATCAAAGAAACCGCGACCAAATTTATTAACGCTGGATGCTTGAATGACATATTCGCCTGATGATAACCGAGC